ATGAACTGAACCATCCCTGTACTCACCATCACGGCAGTCTTGTTGGATGATCTTATAATATTTCCTACCTTTTTGGATTCGGAACTTCATTAGATCCTCATCATTCTCAATCTTCCTTACTCTTTCTTGAAGATATGGTGAAGGTGTTTCACCTTGATTGTTTCTAATTGCAGAGCGTAAGGAATAGTCCTTATACTGTGCTTCCAAACAACGGCATAAATCAGTTGTCCATCTTAACACTAATACTTTCAACTGTGTTTCAGTTGGTTGAGTGTAATTTTCTGGCACTTTGATTGATGACATAGTTCACATTATATAAAAGAATGTGGTGAGGTGTCTACCGTTTAGAGTCCTTACATAGCATGACTCCCCTCCACTTCTATAATATAGTCTCAAACGTCATATATTTCAACCACCTTTGTGCCAGTTTCCTGACTGTCCTTATCCCAGTGTCTTATAACACCAGCAACAATAAAAATATTGGTGGTAAGATAAGTAAGCAGAATAAGACTCCTAATAATACAGACTGTATTATCGTACTTTGCAGTTGTATTATCCGAGAAACTTCCCAAGGCATACTTCCATATCCTCCAAATCATAAATCCGCTGGGTCAGATGGCATACTATTAGGTATAATATTAATTCTCAATCTATCAACAACTGCGGGAACCAGTTTGCTACCATCAAATGAACAAGATCCATCTGCTTGTTTATTACCAAGTGTTTCACACAATGCTTCACCTACCATTTCATATAAGAATGTAGTTATTTTAGGTGATTTGGTGATATATTCTATAACTTCAAGAGTCATAGCATCAGCAAGTTTGTTTACTGTCTCTTTAGATAATGTCATTATGCTGGATATAATACAATTTCATCTGTTCCAAATCTTGATCTTGCCTCCAATAAGGCATCTCGTCTAAATGCACTTAAACTCTCAAACTCTTTTATGAAGAGTTTACCATTCATTTTAATCTGGGCAGTCCAGAGCATGACAATTCATAGTATAGGGTGAGGAAAACTTTACCTGCTTTTGCATTAACCTTGCCCTAGTTAGCATAGGTGTAGGTAAGTTTCCCAATGCCATTATGGCACACTACTCAGTATTTGGCAACTCACTCATACCATGAGGCGGATTTAACTCCTGATCCATACCCCAATGATCCGCTAATCCCTTGCGGGCATTGAATGCCCTCTCTCGTTCTTCTTGTGTTAGATTGACAACTCGCCAACCATAGTCGCCATTAGTTAATACTGTTGGCATGAAGTTCATTGCTATAGTAACTCTATTCTCACCTCTATTGATATTATATCCATGTATTACTTGTGATGGAAATAATAATAACTCTCCTTCATTTGATATAACTTTATTATCCTGATTGTAATCTGTATATTTAACTGGTAGATTGATTAGTGAAGGTTTATACTGTTGATATAAACTCTCAGAGTTACTAAAGTGTGTATTTACATGACCTTTTGTATCATCATAGTTCACATAATATACACCACTTAGATAAGAATTACCATGACAATGTGGATGTTGGTATGCTCCTTCACCTGATATATTAAACCAACTATCTGTTACTTGAATGTGTTCTTGTATATAATCTCCTTTAACATCTCTGGCAAATATTAATGCCTGTTCTTCCATCCAACTCCGCAATCTTCCATATTTTTTATCATCCATTAGGACAGAATAGTGTCCTATATGTTTCAAATTACCACTATTAACATTATATCCTAGATCATTAACATTCTCACTAGATATATGTTCCATCACAGTTTCTTTCACCTTATCAGCAAACGGGCAAGGTATGATTGCAACTGGAGTAGGTAAGATACTTAAAACTTCCATGTTATTCAAAATTAGGATTGTCCCACAATCTACTTCTAAATGTAGTCATGGCAGTGTGTCTCTCGTTATTAGTTAATGGTTCAACTTTAAAAGAATTAATATATCTAGGCATCAGATTGCTGGATATAGTAATTCTATTATCTGTATGGTTAGTTCTATAACCATGAACACAATTAGCACGCCAAAGTAATAGTGATCCTTCTAATCCTACCACTTCATTGACTTCATTATACTTTGTCTTCTTATCATTTGTCAACATATATGGTAGGTAATCTGGATACTGTTCGCTATCATTAGGTCTGTAGAAATATGTTGGTGAGTGATACAATTCATTGAAACTTACATAATATAAGGCACATACAACAGAATTAATATGATAGTGTGGTCGTTGATAACCACCAGCATCACATACATTCATCCAACTATCTGTTAATACATACTCAGATGTATCGAAGTGAAGTATATCTCTGGCATATATCTCTGCCTGTAATTGTATCCACTCTCTGAAATCTTTATACTTATCATTAGATAACGGTGAGTAATAATCGAAATGTTCTAATGATTTCTCAGTAGAATCTCTTTTCCTATGTTCGTATTCCTTACCATGACTGTTGATTTCATCTATAATTAACGACTTAACTTTCTCATGTTCAGGATATAATACCACGCCAAGTTTGACTGGTAAAATATCTTCAATCCTCATGCCCTTTGCCCCATACTTTCTCTACAAAATCCGAGGGTAATGTCTTAGGATCACATGAAGATGTATTAAAACTAACTGTCCATCTCTCTTTACCACTCATATTAATTCTACTACCATGCTCTAACCACGATGGAAATAAGTATAGATGATCTTCTTTAATTGGTGCCTCGTGTTGATACTCATTATAAGGGGCATCTTTTATATTATGAACACACATCATATATGGTTGTAATGGTGATACCATATAGAAATTACCACTCTTATCTGGTAAATCAATATAAAATGCACCACTAATTACACTAGACTCATGCCTATGTCTCTCTGTAAATCCACCATGAGGCAGTATATTATACCAACTACCACTAATTACACAGGGAAAGTTACCCACTTTATCAGCATAATGATTAACACACTGCTGAAATGCAATCAATATTGGTTCAGACTTTGGATCTCTCAGTGGATCCCAACCACCATGAGATGAGACTCCGCCTACCGCCAATGAATGAACATCATGTTTGCCACTAGATTTAATATGTTCTTTGAATTCTGCAAGACCTGGCGCACCAGACAAATCATACTCTTCAAATAATACTGGGAATAAATCCATGTTACCACTTACTATAATCTATGTTAAGAACGACTCTTAAGTCAGCATCAGTACATGATGTACCAGCATGTAATAGATCGCCTGGAAATATCACTGCTCTGTTTTCTTTTGACTCTACCTTCTGTCCATCCTCAAAGTATGTATATCCATTGCAATCATTGAAATATATCACACAAATAGTATAATTTGGTATGTTCTCAAATGGTGGATCTGGCGTCTCAGAAGGACCAGTAATGTCTATATGTAATGGTTTCTCTTTTATCTCAGGAGTTCTTGCTGTTGCATTAAACTTAACACGCCTAATACCAAATGGATTGATTGTAGCAAATACTGGACGAATCCTATTGAAAACATCACTTATAGGAGCACAATCAGCATAACAGGCATGAGAGAACTGTGGACAACCATCACCCTCCTTTACAGAGTTAGGAGCATAATACCATGGCATTTGCCCACCAAGAACATAGTCCTTGATGGGCGTATATACCTCCTCTGGTAAGAAGTTATCATAAACTTCTATGTTCATACTAGAAACTTCTTCTCATATTCTATAAACTCTTCAGGCAAATGGACTAACTCAGTTAATATGTTAGTTGTAGGTCTTGCCTTATCCCAATTTTCCTTATCTTCCTTCTTATATAACTGAATACCCAAATGATTATATTTCATATGTGATGGTTCTTTTATTTTAAATATACCATTTCTATGTTTTGTTAATGTCCTGAGTAGAGTATTCTCTCTAGCAGTAACTTGAATTGTCGTTAATGCTATACGGAATAAAGGTTTAAACTTACCCTCATAGTCCTTTAGATATGGTTCAGCATTATCCATAACATATCTGCCCATGAATTGTGGAGAAAAACAGTGATCTGTACATGTCTCCTCCCTATTATACCAAGCAGCAAGTGCATCCTTACTAATTAAATTAGTAGGAAATGGATTTCCACAATCAAATACAGGTTGATAGTAATCTCTTGTAATTGATCTATCCCATACATGGTCGCCATTTCCCCACTCATGTAGGTTGGCATTCAGATTGTTAAAGCATTTCTTACAATTAACTTCTACTTTATGACTGAACATGAGTTACCTCCCATAATGCAGGATCATATGCTACACCATCAGTAATACATGATTTTACACAGTGGCGCAACTCATTTGGCAACTCCTTCAGATATCTTTCAAACTGTTCGATACCAAGAATATTCTCCTCATTAAAATCTCTATACCATTCATTAAAACGAATCAACAAACGACAACAAGCAGTCTGTATTGCCCTACTATGAATACAAGAACCAGTCCATGAATCAAAAGGAACTTCTTGGAATTCCTCAGAGTCCAAATACTGAAGAAGATGTTCCAACTGGTTTTCATCACAGATATTAATACAACTTAGTAGCATTATATCTTTTTGAGTAGATCTCTTATCTGGAAATATATCTTTTAGTTTACTACAATATAGATCCCACTTACCCTTACCAATATAATATGAAATATTATTCTTCGTTAAAGCATTCTCCATATTAACAACAGACTCATCATATGCGAAATCGGCATCCTCTTCAACTGCTCCGAAGTCTTTCATAGAAATACTGCTTTCAGCAAAGAGTTTATCAAGTTTTATTTTCTCTGGAGTAAGTGTACCAGTCTTCTTTCTCATTCTCTCTTTATCTGCCTGAGTTAATGCTTTTCCCTCATCATTCCTACTCATCATATAAGCACACTCTCGCTCATTCATTTCTTCATCAGTATCATCCATCCCATGTGAAGAAACAATCGATCTGCGAATCTCAGGAACATTACATAACCATGCAAGAATTGATCTGTGCATAGCATCTACTGTGATGTCAATATTATATTTTGGACAATGAATTTGATCTGCAATGGTCTTCTCATGTAAGAATCCACCATACTGTTTTAGTTTATCAATGAGATATTGAGCATTGATACCCTTTACACGTTGAGAATCTTCAGATACATAGATTTTTGGGACTTCTATGAACCCACCACTCCAACCCTCAAATGGTACATCTAGTGCGCCATCTGTCTTTATCTTGGGGTGTGGTGTTTCTTTCCAAGCAATTAGTGAAGGTGCATACTTCTCTACAACTTGAGGTATAGTCAGGAATCTTTTTGGAAGTTGAGTCATCACGAAATTTAATATGAACCTATAGTACCAAAACCAACACTGGGTTGCAAGTGGGGTTGTGACACTTATTCAGGTGTCCCCTTCTCTGTTTTCTCTGTCTCAATGATCTGTAACATTTCAAGAGCACCCTGTACCTTGAGGAATTCCTCTTTCTTCGCTTCAAACTGTTTTTGGATTGATACGATCTCCTCATTTAACTCTTGCGCCCTCTTCTGAAGTTGCTCTTTATGGTCTGCCATTGGTAGGTAGTAAAATATTATATATTATACCACCAATAAATAAAAGTGGCACGTAGTATAAAATTTATGGACTTGATTAACAACAGTTCTCAGCAGTACCATACGGAGGCAGAGATAGATGCAAACCCAGAACTACAAAGAACTGAAGGTAACCCTACTGTTGCTCGGATAGTCATGTGGCATCCCAAGGTATATAAATCCCTTGCCACACTTGGAGACTTTATGTGTTTCGTATGGTACTATGATAATGATTATGATCCTCTAAGGTCATCGCCAGGATCAAAGAGAATCCATATAGTGCCATCTGAAGAACATAGAATAGAAGATGAGGATAAAATCAATGAGTATTTCCATGTATCTCACGATAAATGGTCACCTGAAGGAGTAATATATGTAAATCCTATCATTAGACGTAATGGTACTAAGTTCTCAAGTAATAAGGACTTAAAAGACTGTGTAAAGTATTTCGCAGGTGTCGCTGCACATTATGGTGCAGATCCTACTAAGATTACTGCCATTGACCAGTGGGATAATGATGCCATGTATGATATGAGTTATGATCTCACATCATCTAGTGTATTTACTGACGTATCCAATAATGTTCTGTCTGACTTTACATCAGGTCCCGTAGGTGGCGGCAGTCTATCTAAGAGTTATGAATATGCTTTCCCTTCAGGTCAAATATCATTTAGTGACATCAATAGTAAATTCGGTGCAGGATACTCCCTCAATAATTACTATAGAGGACAAGGAATAGCAGACCTACCACAAAATAGTCATGTACCTTTATATGGAACCATATCATTCAATAATCTTAGAGGTGTTGTAAGTAAAGTAACATCTAACTGTAATGGTAACTGGGCACATGCACAAGCAAGATGGGAGATATTCTCTCAAACTGAGTGGGATTCAGGTGTTCAGAAAGTAATCAATATGAATTACAACACTGGTTCCTATGATACTGGAAACCCAGCGATAAGACTCAATAATGGTGGTCAAGGAAGTATAACTCTCAATATCAATAACTCTGCTGGTGGAGGTGGTGGATCAGGTGGACCCGCAGTTAGAGGTCATGCAGGATCAAGAGGTAGTGCTAACAGTGGTAATGGTGGAGGTGGTGGTCTAGCATTACATGTTGCAAGTCCAGTTAATATACCATCAGGTCACTTCAATAGTCGTATCGCAGCAGGTGGCGGCGGTGGCGGAGGCGGCGGCAAAGGTGGAGCAGGTGGTGGAGGTGGTAATAATGGTGGATATAAATGTTCTGGTTGGTTCTGTCACTCACAATACCGTTGGTGTCATGGTAATGGAGGTACTGGAGGTGCAGGTGGCAATGGCGGACAAGGTGGACGAGGAAATGGATATTATTGGGACGGCAGTAATAACTGGTGGGTTGACTCCCATCATGCAGGGCAAGGATCTGGACTAGGAGGTTCAGGTGGTTCTAATGGAAATAGTAGGGCAGGAGGAACTGGAGGCACAGGAGGAACTGGCGGGTCAGGTGGCGGACACGGCAGTGGAGGAGCAAATGGTAATACTGGTTCAACTGGTAACAATGGAGGCGGTGATGCTGCAGGATGCGGCGGTTATCCAGGCGGACAAGCAGGCAAGGCAGGAACAGGCGGTGGATCAGGTGGAGGTGCAGGCACCAAATACACTACGAGTCACTCTGGAAGTATAAATCTAACTTAATATAAACAATTTCCTATTTGAGTCTGAATACCGTAGGCAAGTTCTGAACTAACTCCTGTTCCATCAGCAGTTACTACAAGTTCAGCAAGAATTGCCTTGGGTTCATTCTCCCATTGACTTATTTCATCTGCCCAGTCAGAAGATAACCAATTTCTATTCTTAGACTCACCTGATATAGTGGCAACAGAATCCTTATGTGATTCATGTCTCTCACTATACTTTACAAAATCATCATGTTCAGTTGTATTATGAGTGGCATCTTTCTTCCATCTTGGATATATGCCATATCCTAAACTCTTAACCAAACCTGTTGCATTGAATTCAATATACATCTGAACACTATTCTTTTCCCAGTCATCCAATAGGTTGTCTAAACTATAGGTCAATCCTTGAATATTCTGATATACCTTTGTGTTTGATCTAGTGCCAAGATACTTAAATACTTCATCTGACACTGAAACTGAGGACATCTTATCGAATCCTATTCTAATTGACTGATTAACCTTACTGAATATCATAGTAGATATTTCATAATCATGTTCCGCTGAAGTAATATTCTCCAACACATCCAATAGTCCTCTCAATGAAGCAGTATCACTATTCCCTGTAACCTCTGTAGCAAGTTCACATAATGAATCTATAGTTGGGGCAAATAGTGGTATTGGTTCAAAATCAACTAACTCAAAGTCAAATACACTATTCTGAAAGAATATACACTTAAAATTCTTTAGGTATGTGAATACCTTATTCTCAGCAATAGAACCATCAAAGAACTGGTATTGATTTATACCTGTAGGTATCTCATATCTGAAACCATATCTATTGCCTTTCTCTGTACTATTACTTAATGCACAACCATTATCAAAATTACTAGAAAACATATCAGGATAGGTATCTATAATACCTCTGATATTATCCACATCAGAACTATTGAACAAGTTAGGATACTTGCCCGTATTAGCAACTGTAACTAGATTGTCTAAATCAACCATTGTTTCCCTTTTTGATAACTGAACCAAGTAATAACAGAGTATCTCGTTCCTTTGGTTACTGGTTTAACTTCGTGCATGAATAGATGATTGCTTGGAGAAACGTGCATAGAGTTTGCATGTTTTTCTACATCATGTTCATCCCAAAAACAGAGTTCTCCACCATCATAATCATCATTTATATTATATGATATAGTTACTGATCCAGCATCACCATCAATATCTGCGTGTTTACTTAGGTAACCACCTTCAGGATACTTACACAACCAGTATCCTGAGTATTTATCGTATATGTCTGTTGGTAAGGTTTCAGGGTAATCTTCATATATCTTAGGCATTATCCTAAGATGTGCCTTATGAATCAATCTGAATATCTCTCCATCTTCAGGTTCTAATACTACATGAGATCTATAACCCTTGATATGGTAGTTATGATCTGGTTCTGGCGTATTATATTCTGGAAACTCAAACTCTTCACATAGTTCTAAGAGTCTAGAGTGATCCTGTGGAGATACCACATCCCTATGATGAAAGATATAGTGAAGTAATTCCATTGAGTCATCCACCCAACTCTTCCAGTATATATTTGTAAGCACTCATTATATTACCCTTCTCTTTTCTAAACAAATCCTTATCAAAACTCTCACCATCTCTCCATAACCTCATGCCATCAGGTGATAGTTCATCACCCAACACCAAATTATCATTGGCATCATATCCAAACTCCAACTTGAAATCAACAAGTGTCAGATCCATCTGATTAAAGATGCCTGACAATACACTATTAACGTCTCTCGCTAACTCATCCAACTGTTCTATTATCATTCCATATCCCATTAGGACAACACGATCATCTGTAAGTAAAGGATCATCCTTCTCATCATCTTTCAGATAGAACTCAACTAATGGATGTTCAAACTTAGTACCTTCCTCAATAGTTGTCTGTCTAACTATAGATCCTGCAGCAATATTCCTGACTACTACTTCAATGGGAACAATATCAAGTTTAGTACAACACATAGAATTACGTGTTGGCATAGTAATGTAGTGTGTCCTTATCCCTCTCTGTTCCAATACATTAAAGAGTATTCTGGATATCTCACAACATACTGCACCTTTATCCTCTACCCATAGTTCCTTCCTACCGTTACCAGCAGTAACTCTGTCCTCATACTGAATAGTAACCTCATTAGGATTATCAGATTCATATACGGTTTTTACCTTACCTTTAATTAAAGTCATGAGTGATCTATATCTACATTTAATGTTTCGGCATGAACAAATCCAGACATTGAAACTCTTGGATTGTCCTTATACCAACCATTTCGACATACGGCAGTATGCCACATATAAGATGGATATATAATCATTCTATTAAACTGCATTGGGATGAAGTGTTCCTCTTCCCATACATCTTCTATTAAACTAATATCATTATCTATCAACTCATTTGACTTATCAGAGAAATCATATATCCATTCTTTTAAATTCCAATACTCTTCTGTCCTTCTAAATCCAGTATAAACATTCTCCATATTAGTTAACCCAGTTGCCTTATGTCTAAAGAAGGCAGTACCACCAGGCAGACTACCATTAAGAGCAGTCTCTGGATTCAAATATAATACTGTTGCAAATATTGCTGGATCAACGTGTGGTTGAACTGAAATTCTAGGAACCTGAACATCACTCATCATTGCATTGACTTGATAACCCATCCTAACTTCTTTAGGATCAATGTTAGTGAAATCAGTACACTTCTGAATGAAATGTGCGGTGAGATATGTTAACTCTGGCAGATTTAATCTGAGTTTTGATTGATAGCCTGGGAACACTTCATCTTCAATGTCCATGCTATTAAATTGCATTGGAACTTTCTGTACCACATTCTCTAAGAAATCATGTGGGTTCTCCAATACATTGTCTATAGTTATTATAGGATGATTCTCTATACGAGTCACCTCATAATTTAACTCATCATTAACCTTATGGGTCTTATCATCTATGATATTCAGTTGCATAACAAGAGTCTAATTAAAATTATTTAGAGGGTTCATTGTAGTTGTAATCAGCAATCATACTGAATAACATCGTATGGATATGTTCCAAATACCCTCTACTTTCTTCAGGGATACTCTTAGCAATCATCTCATTTTTGAGATATTGATTAATAGTATCATATAATATTCTACACTCATCTATACCCAGAACGGCACGACATGTCCAGTCACCCTCTTTGAATTCCTTGGGTATATATTTGGTCATTATGACTTGTAAATCTTATCTACCTTATCCTTTCTTAGTTCATCAATCTCTGACTTAAGATCTTTAACTGCCTCAACAAGAACAGCAACTATATTTGAGTAGGCAAGAGACTTAATACCATTGTCATTATCGTGAACAAGATCAGGAAGAACCTTCTCAACCTCTTCAGCAACAAGACCAATGTTATGTTCGCCACTTTCCTTATAGTCAAACTCAACACCACGAAGATTTAATACCTTAGAAAGAGCATCAGTGATTGTCGTGACATTATCCTTCAGAACCATAGATGAGTAAGCAGTAATGTTACCACCACAAGTTAAGTTTGATCCATTAAATGTTAAGTTACTAGATGTAGTAGTATTATTAGTACTACTGTTGTAGAGAACCCTACCACCTGTACCTGTAACATTGTCTGCCCTACCAGCAGTAGCACTACTGAGGTTGGCACTTAAAGTACCATTAACTGTCAAGTTTTGAACGGTCATCGTAGTACCGTTAAACTGTAAGTTAGATGAGGTTGTAGTTACATCAGTAGAACTATTATAAAGAACTCTCTGTGCAGTACCAACTACATTAGTTGATGTGGTTGCAGTCAGAGCATTACCCTGTAATGTACCAGTGGCACTAAATGCACCCGAAACTGTTAGTGATGTAACGGATGTTGCACCAAGAGTTGATGTACCAGCAGTCAATCCTGTAGGGAACGCACCCGTTCCACCTTGGAATAGAGTACCATTGAAGTTCCTTGCATTAACATCACCATTACTATCTCGTGCCATGATGGATGCACCAGAAGTCCAGTTATTGTCCTTCATAGTCAAACCATCAAGTAAGTCAGCGTTCAAGTTAACACACTTGGCAGTAGATGATGTCTTGATAGGTGGAACAGTTGTTGCAGTTGATTCAAACTGGAATGACTTAATCTGACCAGCAGAACCAGCATCAATGGTCATACTACCAGTTGCACCAGCGTTCAGTGCGGTAATAATACCAGTGTTGGCATATACTTTAGGAGCACATAGACCATCACCACCTGATACCATGTTGATTCTATCTAAGGTAGCAGCGTAACCAACGATACAAGTGTAGATACCAGCGTTAGCACATATCTGTAACTGATGAGCATTGTTGCCTGGAGTTACACCGTACTTACTACCAAGATATCGAGTAAGAGTACCATCAGACTCAACATCATTAGAGAAGTAAGCATCGGGACCTATAAGGTCATCTGTAAATGTGATGTCCTCAGATGTCAGAGTCTTAATGTTACCAATCTCAATATCAGCATCACCAGTGGCAGGAACAACCAAATTGGTTATAGTACCATTAGTGATATTGGCATTAGCAACCGTTGCAGTATTAGATACCGTTAGGTTAGTAGCAATACCAGTGTAGATATTAGATGTTGTTACATACTCTGTCGTTACATGAGATAGAGTTGTAATACCGATATCAGCATACAATCCATTGGTTACAACACCAACAGTGCAATGCATATCAGTAATGATACCTGCCTTTGCATATAACCAGTTAACTGCCTCAAGGGTTCCAAATGAACCATTAGTTGCATTAACGAATGTACCGTTGAATGTACCACCAGTACTCTCTAAGTTACCTACTTTAAGTGTTCCAGTGAATGTACTTACCCCAGAGAAGGTAGACTTCATGGGACCTTCAATCAATATCTGCGATGCAGGTTTGAATGAAACGTAAGTACCAACAGTCTCTACATCATATAGTCTAGATGTACCTGCCTCATGTGTCTGAGTATAGTGTCCATGATCTGCCCAAGGAAGACCATCAGGAGATATACCACCAGTGGTATTGTATCCCCAGAAGTTGGCATTCTTCTTGATAACCAATGTGTCATAAGACACACCAGCGAATGACTGGTTAGCAGCGAAGGTAACGATACCAGATACAAATAGGTCTTTGATCTTGGCAACACCATTACATTCAAATGAATCTTTGAAGTTAAATATACCAACACCAGACTGACCAATACCAATCTGATCTACTTTAATAAAGTTTCTATCTCTCTCTTGTGATATAACACCGAACCTTCTCCACTCACCTTCTGCAAATATATGACCTAAGAATCCACCAGCGTTAGGAACACCAATATATGAAATATCACCTGATCTTGCCGCTTGAGTAGGAGTAGATATACCAACAGTGAATAGTTTACCCTGTGGTGCATCACCTCTAAGTGAGAAGTTTACAGTTTCAATACCATCTTCCGAAGTGTTGGTAAGTTTCTCTGTCATGTTGACAGGACCATAGAACTGTGTAGTTCTATTGTTGTTGTCTCCACCCTCAACTGTTAGTGATTCTCTGATTAATACTTCATCGAATACTCCAGATGCCCTCTTAATTGTCTCTGCCTCTGCATCATCACCAACATAGGTGAATACAGGTGCCTCAAGAACCTCTTCCTCACCAGTAATAGAGGATAGTTTCTTATATCCAGTGAAGAAATCACCAGAGTCGTTCATACCAGTGTAAACAACAGTACCACCGTCTAGTTCTTTCTTCTGAGCAACGAGTGATTCTGTATCTGATAGAACTCTATCTTGTTTCTGTGGTAATGAGGTTGAATAGTTACCTGAACCATATCCAAGGTACTCAAAGGTATGACCAGATGCACGAAGAATAGAAGGTCTACGCAATTCCATTGCAAGAACATCTACTTTCTTAATAGTAGTACCAGTAATGGCAGATGATGATAACGTTCCAAACTGACCACGAAGTATGTTGTTGATGTTATCGTTAGTAAATCTAACAATCTCAGCATTAATCATACAGTAATCACCACGTTTGAATCCTTCAGTAGATGACAACGTGATAGTAGTATCAGTTGAAGTCAGTGGAGCATTGATTGTAGTTGATATACCTGCATAGAAGTATGATCCTCTACCACCAAGATTGTTCTCACCAGCAGTTAATGGTTTGCCGTTAGCAGATATACCACTACCAAATAGTCTAGTATCTGCTACAAGGTAATCTGTTGCAATACCAGCAGTTATTATACCTACGCTACAGACGACACTCCTTAAAGGTATATCATCCTCTACGCTATCTACAATGAGTTTCCTATCATCGAATAGTGTATTCTTAGTTCCTTGGATAACGAAACCATTACCAGCAGTCAGTGCATGGTTGTTATCTGTTCTAATAGTGGCAATACCCAATTCACGGTTTACATCAATATAAGTAACACCAACACCAACGTTTGTTAAATGGTAAGTTGGTTTCCTTCTATCGTCTCTGTCTATGAAATATGGTTGAAGATTTCTTGAAGTTCCAATCTCAACAGAAACAGACTTAGATGTAGGAATATCTACAATCTTAAATGTTCCATTCAACTTAGGATCTTCAAATCCAGAAAGGTTCAGTCCATCACCGATATTATTAAAGATACCAGTAACTTCAACAACACCTGATACACTAGGAGCACCAGCAGGGAAGGAAGATACTGTCATAGTATTTCCTATGCCATATCCACAACCACCATCAAGTAGTGATACACTAGTAATAGTACCAGCAGCAGATACATTGACCTTAGCAGCAGCGTTCTTACCAAGTAATGCAGCATTCTCTAAGTCTGCAGCATATATTACTGTTGCAATACCAGATCCATTATTGTATCCAGCGCCAGGATTAGTAACACTAAGACTCTTAATCTGATTGAATCCATGTTCTACATCAGTATAAAGAGTAACAGTAGTATTACCCGTACCAGTGATAACAGCACCCGTAGCAGCGAAACCTACTTGCTGACCCTGCATAAAGTAAGCAAGAGATTCCTTAGTAATAGATCTCTTCTTATCACTTGTAATAACTTCACCAACAACCTTAGCACTAGAGTGAGTAACAGTTGGTTCTGGATCAGACTCATAGTTATCTCTATCCTGTTGTGGATATAGATTCCTAACATCCTGAGAGAATGTCTTCATGGAGACACCAAATCCAAGGTCTTTATCCAGTGGAATTGATGCACAAGTTAGAATTATATTATAAACACCATCTTGTCCAGCAGTGCCAGGAACATGAGGTTTGTTCTCTTGAACCCTATAAACTGCGAAACTATCACTTGCCTTAGATCTCTGAACAGTAGGTAGTGCCTCTACCTGTTGTTGTGTAGTTCTCTGGTTGACCTGATTGAGGAATACGCCTGGATCAGTAGAAATACCAGCAACAGCAAACTTCTTAGTTGATATAACATTAGATACTGGATGAACACCGTTGTATCCTAACTTGAATATACCTGTACTATTATTGGCACTATCAATATTCCTGATAGTTACGATATCATCCTTCTGTAATCTGTGTGCTTCTTCTGTAGTAAATGTAAGAGTCTGAGCACTATAAGATGCCGTCTTAATGATCTTGACGTTCTTAAGTTGAGTTGGGTTACTTAGGTCAGCACTCAAGAATGATGCACTACTTACACCAACAGTCTTAGATTCCTGTAAGATATAACCAGGCTTAGGAGCACGAGCATTTGTATGTTCTTTAGGTATAACATATCTTGCTCTGTAAACTCTATCAAGTAGAGATCTGTTATCTACACGACGTTTGATGAATGTAGTACCAGTCTCTTCGCCAATAACACCTACACCTATAGTATTAAGGGCAGGGAATATAGTGTTGAACGTTGTACTTGGGTGACCTGATAGATACCAACCACCAATAGTATTAGGTACACTATTAATAGTATAAGTACCTTCGTCAAACTGCATTGGATGGCCTGGATCGCCAGGATTCTTATCAGATACAGTAGATCTAACACTTAACTTACCACCACCATTTGAGATACCAGTGATAGGTCTACGTGAAGCAGCATCATTAAAGGTAGATGCCAACTGAATTCTATCTGCAGCAAGTGTACCACCAGCAATAGCAAAGTATATCTTATCATTAACAATACCAGCAGGAGTTTCACCAGTATTACTGAATACTCGAACTTTCTCACCATTAACTAACTGGTGATTAGTCTTAAACTGGATTACGTTAGAAATAATGGCATTAACACCAGAGTTTCTAATAACCTCATACTCCTTAAGAGATGAAGTTCCAATACCACTAGGAACCTGCATCAAGATTGGAGATGTATATGTCTCCTGAACTGCCTGACCAGAAAGAGTATTAACCAAACTTAAATGAAGTTGTTCATCCTTTCTAGCACCAATTCTGAATGAATCGATCTCTGCTGGAGGTATGATCTCTTCACTATTATATCCAAATAGGTAGAATCTATCAGTAACACCAATACCAATAGTCTTTCTAGTATCAATAGTCAACCAAGAAACTGTAGAGTCTTCTCTTGTAATCTCTCTTGGTGGAATAATATGAGTAATATAACCAGTGTCGTCTCTATCAAATGATTCTGGTCTGAATCCTGATGCCTCAAGACCAGTCTGTCCGAAGTTACTGTTAGAGTTAGTAATAGATGCGTCACCACCTCTCTCTGCATGGAAGTGACGAGCATATGCAATAGCGAAAACAGACACCAACTGAACAACAGCGTTGTTCCTAACTCTCATGTGAGATGTCTCATATGATGGCTTATAGATTGCCCTTGAGTTAGAGTGTAATGGTTTGTCCGACTCAGATACAGTAGTAGTATCGTTAAAGATTGCAGTCGAAGGATTATATAATACGAAAGCATTATCATCCTTCTGGATTGAGATACCAGTGAACTGGGCACAAACCATAGATTTGAAACCAGTTGCCTTGTCACCATCACAATCTAAACCATTCATACCGTAAACAGAACGGAGTGAGCAGTTAAAGACGTATGGAGATGCAGATCCTACAGTATCAGACTCAACTATAACAGATGAGTTCTGAATTTCTTGTGCAGTAGGTAGTGCATTGCCAGGTACATTAGAAGTCTGGAATGTAAATTGATTATCATTTAAGACTTCATCTACAAGGAAAGAACCATTGTAAGAACTAATTGCAGTAGTAATACCAGCAATTAGAACAGGAGTATCCTTGAATAATCCGTGTGCCTTACTTGTATTAACAGTAATAGTTGCAGTAGGAGTATTACCATCACCAGCCTTAATAGATGTAACACCAACTGGGTCTGATTGTAAGTCTCCAACAATTCTAAATTCGTCTACGTTAGGTTCAAAGTCACTAAAGGTAGGATAATCACCAACTGGGCGTCCAGATGAATCTCCATAGGCCTTTGCAACCTTGAAGTAATACATGTCAAGGTCAGTCAATGTGCTGTCTGTACCATCAATCAGCACATTATTCATACCATCAGCGAATGAGAATGTCGCTAGTTTATGGTGTGAGAATGTAGGTGTCTTAGTATTACTATCATAGTCATAGTATGCAGTCTTCTGTATATCTGCATCAAAGATAGTAAAGGCAGTAAAGTAACAAGTACCAGTTACACGAAGTACACCAGCGTACTCCATGTTATCATCAGTAGGATCTGGTACATATAATGGTCTTAGTTTAGTCTTACGAAGGTCAAAACCAATAATAGAAGTACCACGAGGCATAATGGCACCACCCTCGGTACTATTATACTTGTAGAGTTCGTTATTAGGATCTAATATATCAAAGTTACTTTCAGTAGTAAACTGTGTTAATGAAGTATTCTGCCATCCTGCGTTCTTTCTCTGTTTAAACTGAGCACTACCACCATTGTTTGTAACAGTAAATCCTGGCCTGTTATCAATATAGTGTACGCCTGGATATGCAAGTATAGTTGTTCTGTCTATCTTATCATTATTCTGTCCTGTCTGATATGAGAACCTTGCAGCCTCTATCAGTGCCCTCTGTATAGTTTTAAAGGGACGGGTTTGTGAATTACCTCTGTTCTCGATACTGTCAGTAGCATCGAAGTCGCTAGGGTTCACATAGAGTATGTTACCCTCAGCATTCTTCAGAAAGTTTTCTAATCTTGATAGAGGCATTGACCTTCAACCTATAGGATTTCTTCTAAGTCTATTTAGACAGGCCAGAATGACTATCTATAAAAATATTTTCTGTGTTATTCTTGTCTTATCAGTAAAATGAGCAGTTTGCATGATTGGAGCCTGCAAAATATCAGCGGGAAGTATGACTGCTCTGTTAAATCTCATTCCAAAAGTCAACTCTCTACTCCATGTAAATTTAGTGTCGTATATATCTTTTCTTATATCAAACTTCTTCCATTCTCTATCCTTATCAGCGTACATATTCTTTATATCTTCCATAATACTTGTCTTACCAGCAAAGTTCCAAACATTTGTTCCACCAAAACATTCGTCAGGAGGATTCAAAAATATTTCTATAATGAATTGGAATGGAGATGGGTTATGTTGATACCATACTTGGAATGGCACAAGTGCTAGAGGATCCTTATCAATTACATCTTCATCCATATAATCAACAAGGAACCACATCAATGACATATTATCTTTTATCATCTTCTTATCAGTCGGTCTTCCCCAATGATCTTCATCACTAAGAAGTTCCTCCCACATTTTTTCAGTATGTCTCCTCAATTCATCAGTCTGCCATGCTGCCCTTACACCATCTCTATGGTTTGTAAGAGGTATATCTTTCTGTCTTGGTATTTTTAATGAAAGTTGTCTAACCTCTTCGGGATTCTCGTAGAAGTTATCAATGACCATAGCACTTCTATTGTCAGGGCCGATATCAACAACGGCCGTAATATCCATTTCAGGGTTTAACTCAAACATTTGTCATTCTTTTCTTGTACTAATTTCTCAACAACAGATGCTACATGATTCATCGCATCCCTAACCTCTGGTTCTTGTCCAGAGACCTGATGATAGTCTTTACCTTCAGGTGCGTAGTGTTTCGTATATAGTGACCAACGCCACAGTTTCATGTCTCTACTATACCAGAATTGTAGTCGCATGGGTGGAAAGTTTACCTTTATATAGGAGGGGCATCTCACCCCTATGTGTCGATTGGGTAACAAGGACGACCTAAACCCCGATTGCCCCTTAGGCAGTAACGAGTTCTTCGTTAGTGCGGGCAAATTCTCTTGTCATAAGACGAGAGAACGCTACGATGTTATTCGCAGCAGTGTCGATGTTATTAGCATCTGTGGTTTGCTCTCCGAGCAGGTTTTCAGTCATGTTCCTTGTACCCTGTCGAAACCATGGCATCCCCGTGACTGCTCCTGCTGGGCTCGAACCAGCGACAAATTGATTAACAGTCAACCGCTCTACCAACTGAGCTAAGGAGCATTGGTGGAGATGAGGGGAATCGAACCCCTGTCCAGAATGTAGGTGACATCACCTATCCTCAAAAGAGGATGCCTCCAGACGGATTTGAACCGCCGACCTTGGCTTTACAAAAGCCCTGCACTACCGCTGTGCTATAGAGGCTGGTGGGCAAGGTTGGATTTGAACCAACGTAGGCATGGCCAATGGATTTACAGTCCATCTCCTTTAACCACTCGGACACTTACCCGACGGGATAGATGGGATTTGAACCCACAACTTCCTGCGTGACAGGCAGGTGCTCTAACCAGTTGAACTACTACCCCATTATGTTGGTGAAAGGAATACGTTACCAGCAATGGTAGTCCCCGTACCACCGCTGAGAACATAATGTTCTACGAACGATGGAAATATTATTATATCACCTTTATGTAGTTCTGGTCTATAGTCCATCATGAAATACTCATCATACATCGCCATCTGCGATTCGACTCTAAACCTATATGGATTGAGGAATACTGTTCTGGATACATCCACATCCTCATAAATGATAAAACTCCACTGTGAATAGCAATGGATATGAGGATCTTGGAAATCCTGATTAGTATAAGTATTCCTCCAAATCTCATCTATCTTAGCAGAACCATACTTAACACCAAGAGTATCAATATTTCTACTGATAACTTCAGACAAGTGTTCTATAGTCTCATTACTGACTTGTTTATTAGTTCTGAGACTGGTCATCAACCCTGCCCTAAAGGTGGGTTGTTGACTCTCATCTATAACTGTGATCTTTTCTAAATCTACCTTATCAGTGAAAAATGGAACAGAAAAGAAATCATTTCTCATCTGTCTTGTGACTATGCAATTTCTCTAATGCAGCAAGAACCTCTGGTGTCTCATCCCATTCCCAAATTTGACTATGCTTGTCGTTCTTCTTCTTTATCGTGTGAGTGCGTTTTGGCATTTTCAATCTCCTCATGTAATAGTGAAACTTCATTGTTCAGGCCAAGGATCTGTCTTTCATTCTCCTCCACTGCCCTTTCCAATGCTCTTACTTTATGATGCATATCAGAAATGGCAACCCCAAATGCATCAATGTTTTGAAGTAGTAACTCATTACCAAATGCTGTTGGGTTACCCTTTTCAGCATAGGCAGTATCCTCTACCTCTTCGCATTTCTTTTTATACTCCTCCATGTCCATAAGTTAATTCCTCCTAACAGTAATCCATGTAAATGTTACCAGAAACGGTAGTACCCTCATTGCCTGAGTTAACCATATGCATTAAGAACGATGGAAATATAATAATACTTCCTGGCTCTAGGTCGGGTTTATAATCTAAAGGAAAAGCCTCTAAATTATTACCCATTTGATTCTGAATCAAACCCATTGATGGGTTTAAAAAAGAAGTCTTGGGACGGAGATCAATATAAATGATGAAACTCCATTGACAATTTGGATGAATATGTGCATCTTGATAGTGATGCTTATCATATCTATTATACCATATATGCCCGAATTTGGGGTTTGCACCCAAAAGATTTCCATCATATAAATTTTGATTAATTATACTAGATAAATGTTCAATGGTTCCATTGTCGAGAACCATTTTCTTAGCAAAAGTAGATGGAACACCAGCATCCCATGTGGGTTCGGTTACCATCTCTGGTATATTAATTTTGTCAAGATCAACCTTGTCTTCAAAGACAGGAATAGCAAAGATTTCTTTCTTCATTACGTAATTTCTTCCCAGTTAAAGTCTTCTATATCCTCAGCCTGTGCTAACTGTCTCTTACTTTTGGCGTTAAGGTATCCTATTGCTTGTAAATATCCCCAAGCCTCAGTCTCATCCTCATTTCTCAATTGTCGTAAACTGTCTGCACCACTTATATAGTGATTGATTTTTGGTACTGCGGCAGCAATAGTATTATTCATTTCCTCTTCTGCCGTTGCAATTGCGGAATCATAAGCTCCACAATCGCCTGGAATGGCACCGCCAGGAGGAGTATTCTCATAATCCATAGTAGTATTAGCAGTTCCACCAACAGAAATAATAATCTGATGTCCTTCTGCAGCATATATTGGATCTACTGAACTGCCTTCTGCATTATATGGATAATACACAGGCCAATTAGTAGTTCCTATCCAATATTCCACTCTACCATTACCAACAGCAGGTTCTGGTTCCTGTTTAATCTCACTCCAGTTAGCAACAATATCAGGATCACCATTATTAATAAGAACCAATTTATGTCCTTTACCTATCTGAGCACCCTTCGCACAAGCTATCTCTACTGGATCTATTGGGTTCTTAGAAGATTCAAAATCTATATTTGATGTATCGCCTGGTCTTACGACAAGGAATGAACTGCTAAGTCCTGTTGCACTAGCCGCTGCACTCAAATCTAACTTATAATAAGTTGATACAACACCAACATAGAATGATGTACCAATAGTCGAAGCAATACTTGCACTAACTGGATTACTTAAAGTTGCATAGTCTAGAACAACACTCATGGCACTTTGAATACCATTAGAAGTTGTATAACTCACAATACCTACAGCAGTACCAAATCCAGTAATTGTAGTATTGTTAGGTATGACTCCAGCTCCATACTTGTCAGAAGTTCCATAGAATGAGTCACCGATAGTAAACTCTGTAAGGAATCCTACTTTCTGATCACCATAAACTTTATTATCACCTGATGTACAGAATCCAGATACAGCATAAGTCTTAGCATCATAACTCGTAGTTCCCACACCTGTAACTGCTGTCGAAGAACCAGATTGATATATTACTGCAAAATCTAATGAGTCTGTGATAAAATCTCCGACTTTAATAGTGGGTGTAGCAGTTGTGGTGGAGAGTCCAGTCATATCTCCAGCATCTTCATCCATTAGAATAAGAGATGTACTACCCACAATAGCATCTGCATTATCAATAATCTCTACTACATTGGAACCATACTCCCTATTCTTAGGATACTTCCAATATTTTGCACCATAATATCCCAAGAACCTAAATGTGGCAGGATCTTTTACTACCTTATAAATTTGAACATCTCGATTATACCAATTATTATTTGATTCCTGAAGTTGCCATACAAGGTCACTTCTACATCCATGAGAAATCCTATTATGATAGGCAGTCTCTACTGCCTTTATCTTAACATTAATAGGTTCAATAAGAGGAGGTATCTTAACATCTAATTTATTAATTAACTCATCATACTCATCAATAATAACATCCTTAAGAGCCAACTGTTCATTAAGAACTTCAGCCTCTGTTGCTGACTGTTGTTTACTATCTCGTAATCTCTTAGCAATTGCTTGTGGGTCAGCCATTATTTCCTCCTCCTTTTAGTAATTTTTCTCATATCCTCATGAAGACGTTCAGTTGGTTCTGTGATTTCATTCATCTTTAAGAAGTCTTGGCCTGGATAATCTTTTGCAGAAGTACCATCATACTCGGTAATAAGTGGTTCTAGATCCTTCCTCATAGCATGTATTAGATAACTACAATTAATTGCGCCACCTCTTTCATTCTTTACTTTCACCTTAGTTCCCCAATCCAATACCTCGTAAGTCAATTCCTGATATACTTTCTCAGAAGTTAATTGTACCGTTATTGTATCAGGATTAACCAAATCTTTCCAATAATAAGGCAACTCAATCATACTCTTATCTTCCAACTTACCCCTAACATATACACCTAACTCTGGTCCCTCTAAACATCCATACCTCAAACGCATGTTATCCTTAGATGGATGTTTAATATCAAATGACTTTCCAGGCAATGCTCTTGCAACTGCCAATTGACCATTTAACCATGCACAAGATATCGCACCACCAACAGTTAATACTCCACCAACAGTACATTTACCTGCAATAGTGTGGTTAGCATTGAACTGGGCATTATCATTTGCGACATTTAAAGCATTCTTAGTATTAACTCCATTGGTTATACTTGTGGAGTTTCTAATAGTAGGCGCATACTTAGTACATAAAGCATAGTAGTTGTTCAATGTATAGAAGTTAGTTATACCACTTCTATAATGTGATATACCATCAACCTGTAAGGAGTATGGAGGTGCAGCAGGGATACCGATAGGAGGGCCTATCATTACAGTTGCCTGTGGTATTCCTTGATTAGGAATTAATCCCATGTACACAGGGCCATTAACTGCCAGTGTGCCTGGATATATTTTAGATCCTGGCGCCAGGAATGATGTATCTAATGCTCCGATGACTTCTTTGTCACCGACCATCATTATCGAAACGGTCTTTGCCATCTATAAGAAATCCTTGAACTTATCGAAGGTAGAGATCAGACTACCAAGGAATCCACCCTGTTTCTTATCACTCTGAGTACCTTCTTCTACTGATACACCACCACTAACTTCTATGAACTGACCACCAATAGATAAATTCTTCTTCCCAAGAATATTAGTAGTAGTTGCTTTCAAGTTCATAATGGCACCGTCTAATAGTATATGTTTACCAGAAGTTAATGTCAACTCCTCTTCAGCAGTAAATCTTATATTTCTTCCTTTTAATATTATATCACCATCTTGCGCTTCAAGCACAATATCTCCAACAGAAGCACAAATTACCTTTGTTGGTTCACCTGGCTTACCGTCAATTCCAACAGTCTCGTAAGAAGTTCCATTTACAACTAGTTTATGTAAACCATTCTTATAAAATGCAATTCCTTGAAGTTCATTACTTATGATTTCAAAATCTACATACTCGCCCTTAAGATCCCCATCAGGAATCTTTATACCCGAAGCAATCCTAAAGCCAGGATACGTTCCATAGTACTCCTGCGTCGTTTGTTGTTGTATGTCTAACTTATTTTCTTCAGGCATTATCTATCAGGCCCCGTATAAGGTTTACCAACACAATCAACCACATCAACAATAAGTGCTTTTGCTGGTCTCTCACCCACATCAGCAACATAATCGGGACTATAAGTTATAACAGGAATCAATCTAGCACCAGTACCAGTCCTTGTATTTATTGTTACTGGTGGGACGATCTTATGCTTGTCTAGACAACTAACATTCTTGACCCCAACAACAGAACCAGCAGGAGTTAATAGTAAATCAAAATAACACTCACCAACTTGACCAGTATCTCCAGAAGTATATCCAATGCCAGGGTTATATGGAATGAGAGTTGTTACAATACCAACTGCCTCACTACCAATTCCAGAAACTCCTCTAGTAGTAAAGTTATAAGTATCAGTCCTTGCCATACCAGCAAACTGATTATTATTAAAGTCTAAGAATGTACCCTGCGTCATTGAAATAAAGTATTCAGTATTACTCTTAAAATCAATTGAAGGATTAATCTGTATGATTCTATCAGATAAGTATATCAATTTATTATTATCTCTTACATCTATTACCTCATGAATGGCATTAGTTGTAGATTCAGTAATTGTAATGTCACCCAGACCAGTTTTTATTGGTTCATTAAAGGTAACTGAAAGATTAGCAGTAGTCTGTACTCCAACTGCATTATCAGCAGGAGTTGTAAATGTAATATATGGATCAATAGTATCTAAGTTAAATCCATCTGTTCCTATACCAGATGTAACTCCAATACCAGGCCCCTCTGTAACAGGATACTTAGGAGGAACAACATTGGTTGATGGACAATATCCATTCCCAGTTGCAATCATATAAACATCAACAATAGAACCATTATTATCTAATATTGCTTGTGCTTGTGCTCCACCACCATGATTAGTCTTATCAATAATGGCAATAAATGGAGGTTCAGTATATCCAAATCCCTTCTCTAAAATTTCCAGTGTTAATAAACTACCATCCTGTGAGGATATAATAGGAAGTAATGCAGCAGTCTTAGTACCATCCCCATGAACTTCTATTTTAGGAGGAATACAATCTGCCCATACAAATCCTGGCGGAATACTATTCCCTAAATCATCCTGAGTCTTGGGATTATTTGTCTTCTCATTGCAATCAAATAATTCAGGAACTCCATTACCCAATATACTTAACAGAGAGAATCTATCTTGGAAACCCAAATTTGCAGCCTGATCAAGACTGTTAATTGTCTCCATACTACCCAACATACCTGCAAAACTAACGTTAGGTTTCTTATTCAGTCCTAGTCCTTGTGTCCAATCTTCATACTCTTTACACTGAAGGGAATCACAAGCTAAGAAACTAAGCAACATATCAATGTAACTCTGGATCTTACCCAAAAGACTACCAATTCCACCTATTGCTCCAGTCAACCAATCCAATCCCATTGTAATTGGTCTCAATCCTTCGGATATACTATCGTTAACCTCAGCCATCAATGCGCCAACAGCCTGTTCAACTGCACAAGCGGTATTGTTTAAAGCCTTACCTACCATGCTTTTCAACATGTCCAAAATATTCTTACCAAGATCAATACCTAGGTTATCAAAAATACAATAGATAATATCCATTATCCTTTTGAAGGCATTAACTATTGGAGATTTCTGAGGTTCTGGAACTATTAAACCTACAAAGTCCCTAAATCTCTTAGCAAGTAACCCCAATATCTTATCTCTAAGACTCTTAATAATCTTTTTAACAAATCCACTAATCAAACGGCCTGCCTTACCAATTATTTTGTTGATATCCATCAACTTATTTCTTGCAGTATCAATATAAACACCAGCATATTCTGTCAGTGAATTTACTGTCGTAAGAAAACTTCCTATAGTATGTGTAATATCACTAAGAGCATCATTCTCACACGCATTATTCCTTGTCAGAGTACCTAAATTAGTATTTGCAAATACTACATCAGATGCCCTTGCCTTACTAATACCCTCTCTACCACCTTCTCTTTCTCCTTTTTCCTCTGATCCATCTTCTTTAGTTAATTTCTGTTCTTCCCCAACTCTATTTGAAGCGTTCTGAGGTGGTGTTGCTGCT